AATAGTATTTTTATCAGGAACAGTTCAGGAAAGTGTGTACTTCAGTGATTTGGATTCATGTCTTAGAATTGCATCAAAGATTAGAGCACAAAACCTCGACCCATCACTCGCTGGGGATAGTCGAATTTGGGTTAAGGCTTATTGTGTTCCCAAAAAACTTCCTCAAAAAGTGGATTCAAAAGAAGGACAATGAAGCACCTAAATATTTGCAAGGTAAAAACAGATGATAGAACAAACAGTTAGTGACGTAGAAAATTTTACTAAAACCATTAATGTTACCGAAGGTGGTGGTAGTGATGTTGAAGCTGGTATTCAGTTTATTTATCACATGAGAGAGCATTTATTAGATATAGGGATTGCAACTGTTTACGGACTAACAGTTTATGCAATTTTTTTATGGATAACAAAAGTTATAAAAGGTTAAAGAATGATTAGTTTATTAGGAAGTTTGCTTGGATTTGGAACATCTTTTTTGCCACAAATTTTAGATTTTTTTAAACAAGCACAAGCACATAAGCAAAAGATTGAAACCATGAAGTTACAAGCTGAACTTATGGAAAAGAAATCTGCTTTAAGAATCCAGGAGTTAGATAAACAAGCTGAGATTACAGAAACAGAGGGGTTATATGCACATGATCGAAGTATCAAGTCTGGAGGTTTTATCGATGGTCTTAGGGGGAGTGTTCGCCCTGTTATTACTTATGCCTTCTTCTTGATGTTTGTTGCAACAGAAGTTGTCATTGTAGTGAAAGTTTTAGAAATGGGCGGAGATTGGACACAAGCTGTAGAACTAATGTGGACACCTGAAACTTCAGGTCTTTTTGCAGCCGTTATGTCGTTTTGGTTTGGCAATCGTGCCGTATCTAAATTTATTGGTAAATAGGAGAATAGAATGTCATTGGTAGAAAACATAAATCGAAGAAAAAAAGCTGGTATTTCAAGAAGTAAGAAAAATACAACAATCAGCAAAAAAGCATATTCAAATATGAAATCAGGCTGGAAAAACAAAAAGAAGAAATAGTTATGGTACTTACAAATTATATTGCTGGTTTAGAAATGGTCTTAGGTCACGAAGGTTCTTATGTTGACGATCCTGATGATAGAGGTGGAGCAACAAACATGGGTGTGACACAAAAAGTCTATGAACAATTTATGGGTAGAGAAGTTACTAAAGATGAAATGAGAGCAATGCCTAGAGATCATGTAGATCAGATTTATAAAGAAGAGTATTGGGATAGGGTTAAAGCTGATTTATTGCCTAGTGGTCTTGATATAGCTGTATTTGATTTAGCAATTAATGCTGGAACTGGGAGAAGTGCTAGAATTTTGCAAGAAATAATTGGAGCAAAACCTGATGGAGCAATTGGGAATAATACTTTGTCTAAATTAATGCAACACAAACCAAAAGATGTTTTAGATAAATTTACGAAAAAAAGAGAAGAATTTTATAAATCAATTGTCAAAAGCAATCCCAGCCAAAAGAAATTTATTAAAGGCTGGTTAAATAGAAACAAGGAAGTTCATAAATTAGCAAAGCAAATGATAGTATGACAGATAAAACCAAAATTTCAGAAATCGATAAACGTATTATTATTGCAAAACGTCAATTGCTTTCTATGGAAGCAAGAAAAGATTTTTTGAAATTTGTAAAATATACAATGCCTGATCCATCTGATCCTGATAATACAGAATTATCAATGTTTAAAGATGCAAAACATCATCGAGCATTGGCAAAAGTACTGGAAAAGGTAGAAAAAGGTCATATTCCAAGATTAATTGTCTGTATGCCACCTAGACATGGTAAATCAGAGTTAATTTCAAGGCGATTTATACCTTTTTTAATGGGGAAAGACCCATATCGAAACGTCATTTTTGCGACATATAATGAAGATTTTGCAAAAGACTTTGGTGCTGACGTAAGATCAATAATTACATCACCTCAATATAAACAAGTATTCCCAAAATTTGGGTTAAGAATGGGTGGAGCATCTAAAAGCAGAATACAAACTGGAAAAGGTGGAATGAGTGTTTTTGTTGGTCGAGGTGGTTCAATAACTGGTCGTGGTGGTGATTTTGTTATTTTAGATGATCCAATCAAAGATAGTTTAGAAGCTGGATCACCAACATTAAGAGAACAGCTTTGGAACTGGTTTACTCAAGTATTAATGACACGATTAATGACAGCATCAGCATCTATTGTAATCGTGCAGACAAGGTGGCATGAGGATGATTTGATTGGTAGGCTAACAGACCCTACAAATCCGCATTACACCCCTGAAGAAGCACAGAAATGGCATATAATCAATCTTCCAGCACTAGCAGAGGAAAATGATCCATTGGGAAGGGAAGTTGGTGAATTATTGTGGAAAGAGCGATTTGACGATGAATTTATGACTGCTCAAAGAAATTTAGACCCTAGAGGATTTTCTTCATTATACCAGCAAAGACCAACTCCTGAAGATGGTGACTTGTTTGAACGAGAAAATATCATGTTTTATAACAAACAAGATTTACCTGAAAATTTACGAATTTATGCAGCTTCCGATCATGCTGTTGGTGTTGATAAAACAAGAAATGATGCCACTTGTTTACTGATTGTCGGAGTTGATGGCAATGACGATATATATTTAATTGATTGCTGGTGGGAAAAAAGGCCAGTAGATAAAGTTGTTCAGGCAATGCTAAATTTAATGTCAAGGCATAAACCTTTAATATGGTGGGCAGAAAAAGGTCACATTAGTAAATCTATTAAACCATTTTTAAGAAAACGTATGGCAGAAGAAAGAGTTTATTGCCGTATTGAAGAAGTAACACCAGTACATAATAAAGTACAAAGGTCACAATCTATTTTAGGAAGAACAGCTATGAAAAAAGTTTATTTTCCTAAAGTATCTGCATGGACACAAAAAGCTATTGATGAACTTTTAAAGTTTCCAAATGCAAGATTTGATGATTTTGTAGATGCTTTATCCTGGATTGGAATGGGATTAGACAGATTAGCAACTCCTATAGGTTACAATCCAAACAAAGATTATGTTCCTAAAACTGGAACAATTGAATGGATAAAGTTTGATAGTGAGTTCAGAGAGCGACAACATCGTACTAACAGTTCTTCAGGAGGTTTTTAATGCATGAAGATGAAATGACAATTGTTGCTGTAGAGGAAGAAGATACAGAGCCAACAATGAGAAGAAAAGCATTAGTTTCACATTGGTTGGAATTATTGCACTCAGCTAAAGGCTACCATGAGTCAGCTTTTAGACAAATGAAAACAGATATGGACTCTGCTTATAGAGGTTATGATCCTAAAAAATGGGATGATGATAATTATGTAGCTAATATATTACAACGTCATGTCCAGCAAAGAACAGCATCATTATATGCAAAAAATCCAAAAGCAGTTTGTAAAAGAAGGCAAAGAATGGATTTTCAATTTTGGGATGGTGACGAAAAAACATTAGCAATGGCATATGATACCGCAGCACAAGCATCTGCAAGTAATCTTCCAGTTCCGCCACAAGCATCACAAATTATCCAAGATTGGCAAAATGGAACTAATCATAGAAAAATGCTGGATAATGTTGCTAAGACAATGGAAAGTCTTTTTGACTATTTTATGAATGAACAACAACCAGCTTTTAAAACACAAATGAAAAGTTTGGTAAGAAGAGTTATTACTACTGGTGTTGGATATGTAAAAGTTGGTTTCCAAAGGGAAGTTGATCGTTCTCCTGAAGTATCAAGTAAGATTGCTGATGTTCAGGCACAAATAGATAATTTAACTAGAATTGCAAAACAAGCTGTTGATGGAGATATTACTCAAGATGATCCTCAAATAGAAGAATTGCAATTATCTATGAAAGCATTGTTATCAGAAGAAATGATGATTGTAAGAGAAGGTCTTGTATTTGATTTTCCTGAAAGTAATTCGATTATTATTGATCCTATGTGTCGAGAATTAAAAGGTTTTATCGGAGCAAGATGGATTGCACATGAAATGTATTTAACTCCTGATGAAATTATGGAAATTTATGGTGTTGATGTTGGTGATAAATTTACAGAATATGATTTAAGCGGAAGATCAACAGTATCAAAAGAAGGTTATTCTAAAAAAGTAGGTCAGGAAGATAAAGAGAGTTTAGCAGTAATTTATGAAGTTTATGATAAAAAATCAGGATTACAGTATTGTCTTTGTGATGGTTATGATGATTTTTTAAGAGAACCAATGTCACCTGATGTAAAAGTTGAAACATTTTTTCCAATAAATGCATTAGTTTTTAATGATGTTGAGCATAAAAATCATTTATATCCGCCATCTGATATAAAATTATTAATGCCAATGCAGAATGAATATAATCGTGCAAGGCAAGGTTTAAGAGAGCATAGAAGAGCAAATAGACCTAAATATGCAACTCCTGCTGGGATGTTGGAAGAAGAAGATAAAATTAAATTGGCTAATCATCCAGCCAATGCAGTTTTGGAACTTCAGGCTTTAGCATCAGGACAAAAGGTTAATGATGTTATTCAACCAGTTCAGCAAATAGGTATAGATCCAAATTTATATGAAGTCAGAACAATATTTGACGATGTTCAATTAGTCGTAGGTGCTCAAGAATCTACTTTTGGCGGTGTTTCAAAGGCTACAGCAACAGAAACAAGTATTGCTGAGTCCTCTCGTATGAGCAGTTTGGGTGCAAATGTTGACGATTTAGATACATTTATGAGTGAAATTGCACGATCTGCTGGGCAAATTTTATTACAAGAAATGTCTATTGATGAAGTTCGTAAGATTGTAGGTGTTGGAGCAGTATTCCCAACCATGACAAGAGAACAGATCATGGATGAAATTTATTTAGAAGTTGAAGCTGGATCAACTGGTAAACCTAATAGGGCAGCCGAATTGCAGAATATTGAAAGAATTATGCCTTTCCTATTACAAATTCCAGGCATTGATCCTAAGTGGTTAGCTAAAGAATTGCTTAAAAGGCTTGATGATAAACTTGATATTACATCAGCTATTGCAGAACAAATTCCTAGCATTGTTGCGATGAACCAAAATCAGGGTGAGGGAACTGGTTCTCCAGCATTGCAAGGAATACCTCAAGGCGGAGCGAATAACCAACAACAGATAGGCGCTCCAACTGGCGGATCATTACCACCAATGGGAGCAAATAATGTATGATTCTGACTTAATTAAAGTACAAGGATTAGACGATGCTGTAGTTGGTGTTGTTGAAACTTATGAGGGACAAAAACTTGCTTATGATTATGACAAATGTATTAAAATTTATCAAAAACAAGGCATGAGTCTTGATATGGCAAGAGAATATTTTGATTTTAATGTGGTTGGAAATTATGTTGGAGTAAAATCTCCAGTTTTTCTTTACAAAGACACATTAAAAAATATAGAAAATTTAATTTAACTTTATTGTTGAAAACAACGATCAACAATATTAAACTAGAAGAAAGGAAGTAAAATGGCTGAAGAAGCAAACGAAGTGACATCTTCTAACACTTCAAATGACGAAATTGATAATAATCAAGAGGTGCAATCGTCAAGCACCGAGAGCGAAACTGAAGATGATCTTCTTGCAGTAGTGCAGAAGGCTAGTGAGCCTAAAGTAGACGAAGAAGAGCAGACAGAAGAAACGGAATCGCAATCCGATGAAAATGTTGAAA